CATAGGGAAAGTAGAACCAGGAGACCTGTCTGTACCTGTACCACCTGATACGGTATTCCAAATACTAAATGTATACCATGTCCTTGTTGCAGAGTTATTACTTACCGTTATTGTTTCACTTGCTTGATAGTTTACTGTACCGGGAACCGTTCCACCATCATTTCCGTTTCCATTATATGCCATTGGATAAACCGCTACCCAAACAGCATATAATGTAGTATTGGCTGACGGCATGGTATAGGGGTCATTTTCCTGATAGGTAGTACCTAAACCGGTAGATAGAGTATTCCAGCCATTAAACTCATGCCCGGCTCTTGTGAGTGTTCCATCACCTTCTATTACTACAGCCTCACCGCCAAGGTACGCAACAAGAGCCGGAGGTGTACCTGCCCCACCGTTTGCATTGTAAGTTAAATCATACCCATCATACCACGTGCCAGCATTATCAAGAGTGACTGTCCACCCAGCATCGTATAGAGCAACTGCAGCCACTAATCCAAGATAAGTCGCCGCGGTATTAGTCGAGAGATCGATTGTGGGAAAATTATAATAATTCGTTATTAAATCTGCAACACTGCTTGATTCTTCATCCAGCAATGTAAGATCAAGTACCATCCATTTCTTTGTCTCGATGGCTGCCCAGCCTGAACCAGTATGATCTAAAACAAAAGCATCAATGGTGGTTGCAGACACATCAGATGTATATAAAACACCAACTGTCTGCCAGTTGCCGTCACTGGTAAACCCTTGTGTAACAACAGCGGCTACATCATCGTCAATTCCTATTAATGGAGCAGTTGTTAAAGTTTTAGCTTGACAAAGAAATGCATATTTATGCCCACCTACTAAAATAGAAGTAAATGCGAAGCTGACAAGCCCTTCTTGTGCAGTAGCGGTAAAACTTTGTACTCTGGCAGCTATTGATTCAGCACTTGTAGTGACATAAACGAATCTACTGTCCTTCCCTGCACCATCTTCTACAAAGTCAGGTACAGTGTCACGATAGCCTTTTCTTGATGTTAATACTTCACTTGCTGCCACATCTATTAAGATCTGGTTTACATCCGAGGCAGTAAAACTGTTACTACTTAAATTTATTGTAGTCCAAGAAGCTGGTATAGTGATTGTACTCCATGTGGTAAGTGAGTTGGTTGACAGGTTTAATGCGGTTATTGCAACTAAATGCCTTAGTGCACATTGGGAAGCAAACCCTTCCATTGATTGACTTGAAGCATCCAGAGTGCCGGTAGCCGCCTGCATTAAAGCAAGGGTAGTTATTGACTGAGCAATTAGCCATGTTCTAAAATCATCATTCTGTACATAGGCTTCAAAGTCAGAAGCAAGGTCACGCATAACAAACTTAACTAACCCATCTAAATAAAGTGAACTGTTTGAGTTGGTTCCATCTACAAGAAGAGTTTTCCCCATTCTGAGAAGTTTTGTATCGCTGGCACGTTCTACAATAGCGTATAAATCATCACCAACACCACCGGATATATCAATAATATCACCATCTACTTCATGCCGTGCAAAGGCCATCAAATCAACTGTCTTTTCATAAGAGAGTGATACTAATATTCCATCACTTCTTAATATCCAAACAATAGTATGCGGTGAGTGCTGAACAACCATCTTAACTGCTAAATAGGTACTAAATAAATGTTCTGAGTTTATTGTAATATTATTTGCAATATAATTCTGAGCCTGATCAGCATATTCAACTTCTCTTAGTGTTTTCTTATCACTTTGAAAATATAATAATGCTCCACCTCCCATAATACCTTCAACTTCTGAAGCAGGGTAAGAGGCTACTTTTCTAAGGAGAAACTGGCTGGGAGTTATTACACCGGATACAGCGAATATTCCACCCTTTGTACCTAAATATAACTGGTCAGTAACATATATCCATAAGATCTTTCCAACTCTATCACCGGATACGGTATATATCCAGGGATCATCATCATAGATTCCTGCACCAAACTTTGTATAACGAGATATCTCACTGCCAAATATAGTAGCAGGAAACCTTGAGGATGCACAGACAAGCAGTCTTCCCTGATGTGCTTTTATTTCCCTGGGGATGGTCTGCTCCCTACCGGCAGCAGCTCTTCTTCTGTAGATAGTATCAACTTCGGTAAGTGAACCTGAAAGTGTGCTCATTGCAAACCAGTAGGCAGCTATCTCGGCTGCGTCAAAAGCTGCTCTGGCAGTATGATCAACCACACATTCGTAATCTACTTCTGATTCGAGTACCACATCCCCTTTTTTGTATACACCGGTATTTGCTACCCATGTGGTGTTTTCATTCCATGCCAATGGGTCAAAAGCATCTTGAAAGACGGTACCGGTAAGAAGTTTTTCCCCTACTCGTAATGTTACATTCCTCCATGATAAATACGGTGGGTAGACTATTTTCCAGTAGAGGTCTGATTCAGCCTCTTCAAGGGAAATTAATGATCCTGCTGTGCCTGAATTATGAGCTGTTATACATTCATACCAGTGTTTAGCAGCACTATAGGTATGATATACCACATCACCAATAGCATAGGTAGTACTCTCAGCCCACAATAAGCTGGCATCTGAGCTTTTGGTAATATCCCAATATAATTCGTAGACATTCCCGGAAGCTACAATATAGACAGAGTTTTCTATCTGAGCTACTCGTACATCTCTGGTGTCATTAAATCCAAGTGCAGGTCTTACATAACCGGCACTATAGTTCCATAATTGCTGTAAATATGCAGGAGCTCCTGAAGTGGTATTGATCCAATATGCACTTATTACATTAGATTCAGAAAAGGCTAAGAGTATTTGTATTTCTGTATTCTTTGCTAAATCCTGTACCCGATCTTCCGTATCATAGGTCGCAAGATTTACCATAACAGTTAATCCGCTTCCGGGGGCATCGATATCTTCGTTTAATCCGGTAGCACCAAGGTTGAAAGTGTGTATGGCAGATTTTTGCGTAGTAACTGGAAGAGTACCTATTATTTGTGTTCCATATCTACGAGTAGAACCTCCCTGCGGTGTGGGAAGGTTATTTAGCATAGTCTCCAGACCCTTATGATATACTTGTAAGTTAGAGCTGTATCTCATTTCGGGGGAAATTTCACCTCTGGAGAAATCAAGTATTGACATGGCTACCCCTTATTGATCCATCGTTTTGTGGTGTTCCTTGCCCGGGTTGGATTATTACGTGCTTTCGCTTCGGCTAACCGTACCTGATATTCATTGGCCAGCATCCCGGCAAGCTGTACATTCTGGGTAATTCTAAATGCTATCTTAGATGCGAGAAGCACCACTACAAGCTGTTGCACGTAAGAAGGTGGAGTAGGTGTCCCTGATCCATAAGTTGCTGTGAGGATGCCGTAATTATCCACATACTCAACATAGATAACACTCTCATCCGTGAATATTCTTCTGTTTCTTAATTCGCAATCAGCAGTGATATCGGTTCCATTTACATCAAATATTCTGAATATTCTCTCCGCATAGGTTGGAAAAGTATACCGGTAGGAAGTAAAATCGTAGTCAGATGAGAGGATTATCATCCCATCCCCTTCGGTTTTACTGACCACAAGGTCATAGCCATAATCATTTACACAAGTTGCTACATATCCTGAAGCAGAAGCAGTGACATTATCCAAAGCAGATATAGCCGTAGCAAGGGTAGCAGCGGTTGTCCAATCAGTGCCGTTTATCAGCTCTGTATCGTTTACTGTTACTGAATCCCCTGCTACTGAGGCAGTGACATCTATCGTAGGAGCTTTCAGAGCTTCCACTCGCTTAAGACACTCATCCCACGCATACTCAGAGAGTATTTCTTCCCAGCACCGATCATAGAACTGTTTACAGAGTAATGAAGTTTCGTCAGTCCCATCTATGCTGGTAATGAGATCCTCACCTAATCTTGTTAAGGCATCATTTGCTATTTGTACAGGAGTCTGCATATTGTCCTCGTGTAGGAAAAGCCCCCGAAGGGGCCCATCAGTTTATTTATCGAATAACGGCTTAAGCAGCTCGATTACAGCTTCTTTTGATCTCGCATCACCTGGGATAGTTATCCCGTTTGCTACTGCAATCTCACGAAGGTCAGTCATCTTAAATTCTTTCAGTTCTTCCGATGATTTAACCATTCCCAACTCACCGGCATCCCTTAGTGATATAGACTGTACTATCTCCTGTACCTCTGGAACTCCGGGAGTAAAATAATCTTCATACTCCTTGTAGTGAGATTTGGAGATATCATACACAATACCCACCTTATATCTCCGCAGCCGTTTCCCGTCACCCTTTGGTCCCGTATGTCTCTCAACGCAGATGCATTTCATAGGCTACTCCTTCAGACCTGACTCACCGATCCAAACTGCAATAGCCCCTGCATCAATATCAGCAGTGCCAGCCCCACCATCACTCTGAAAACCAAACTTGATGTATCTTCCACATCCTTGAGGAAGTGGCATTTCAATCATTTCGGTGCTTGCAATCTGGATGGGTCCACCGTGATCAGTGGTAGGAGTAGTAGTTGCACCACTTATAAGCTTTGTTTGAAGCAGACAGGTAGCATCGGTACCATCTGCAATCATATTACCCGAAACGTCTTCTCTGGGTTTCGCATAAATACTCTGCCCAAGATAGTTAGGAGATGCTGCACCTAAGTCAAATACATTAGTATAGGTGAAAGCGTCTTCTCCTATACTATCTGTTTCGATGTCGAAAGCTTCTACGGTTGCAGACCCTGTGGTCTGTACCCACGTTAAAAAATCTAAAGCATCAAATACCATGTCCTACCTCCTAACTTGCGGCGTATGTTTCAGCAGAAGAAATTGCTTCAACCATACGAATTGGCATGTCTTTCCAAATAATTACCGGCTGACCAAAAACATCTTTGGTTCTCCAGCATCCAAGAAGCTTGTCGTCTGCAGCATTCTCAAACTGAGTGAGCATTTCTACGTTGCAGTAGACTATAGAGTTCTTTCTTCCTTTTCCGGGAAGCTTGTTCTTTGCATAATTCAAGATCTTCAGCTTGCCGTCAGAATCGAGACGATTATCACCTGACATTGCAGAGTTGATATTCAACACTCTCTGAATACATTTATCATCAATTATATTCAGACCGAATGAACATCTGAGCATGTCCTCATATCCATCGTACCGTTTATTGCTCGTTGAGTTGGTAAGTACCACCTCACCTTTGTCTTCGTGCTCAATTCCCACAGTTTTAGCACTGCGTGGATATACCATAAAGTTCCGGGCAAGATCCCATTGCACGAGAAAAATCGAAGTTGTTGCTGCTCCGGTGGAAACTCCACAGTTGTGAACATTTGCCAGCGAATAGGTTGGAAATCTGGTTGCCCAGCCGTCAATTTCATCAGGATCATCTTCATTGTCTCCATAGATGACTGCATCGGCCTGAGCCTGTGCAATTGCTTCCATAAATCCCACGATCTGATTTTTACGAGCCTGTTCAGGGTTGTTCTCACTTTTGAGCAACAGCTTATCAAAGGCCGGCCGTGCTTCAAAGATCTGAATCAGTTCCCTGTTTTGCTTTGTACGAACTACACCACCTGGTGCACCGTCATTGATGCGCCTGGTCTCGATAGTCGGATATGTGAGAGTCTTCGCACCAAGATTGCTAAATCGTTCATTAGCCTCAACCATTGGAGCATCGAGTAAGATCTCATTTTCTTCTGTCAGAACATCAACAAGCTCCATGATCATTCCATCAGGACCTATTTGTTTTATCTGTTCAGACAACGTTAACTGCGTATTACTAATTGTTGCCATTTAATTATTCCTCATACATTCCGGGGGAGTTCTTGAATAACCGGCTAGTAACGGCAGTTTTTTGCTGCTGCCCGCCAAGTAATGAATCATCAGAAATAAATCCACTCATGTTATAGAAAGCCTTCACTAAAACTGCTGAATTCTGCATTTCCATAGGCATGGAATTAATCTCTTCCTGGGTAAGAACCATTGATAACAAGTTTTTGGCTTTAGAGACGTTCTGCTTCATCGAGTCGCCCCAGTCTTGGCCAAGTTTTGTTAAAGAATCGGCTTTCTGCGTTTCCGCATCTGCTTTAATCCTTGAGGCAATCTGCTGATCATAATATGAAAACATTTCTTTGCCTTCACTCATAAGTCCAACGAGTTTTTCATGTACAGCTTTTGCCTGATTAGGTGATAGATCCGCATCAAAGTAGGACTGTTTTAGTCCTTTGAGCATATCTGCCGGTATCTCCGTATCACCTACTTTATTGTCAAGTTCATACCCATCTGAAGATTCAGGTAATCCAATCTCCGTGCGATATGCAGCAAGCTCTTCAGCTGTTGCACCCTCTTTTGGTTTGATTACTGCCCGAGATACCTTCTCACTGTTTTCAATCGCTGTTTTGAAGAAATCTGCGGGTTTTTCAAACCCTTTTAAAAATTCGTTGTCTCGATACTCTGCCGGAGCTATTGATCTCCATCCTGCTGACTGGTTCCCTGCCGGTTGGCTGTTCCCCTGACCTCCAGTGTTGTTTGTACCATTACCGGTCTCAGAACTACTGTTTCCAAGCAACGTTCCCCCTGCACCAAGATCATCCGGTGCATATTGCACCCTTAGTCTACTCATCCTTTTTCTCCTTTGGGATAGGGACTTCAAGGAGCTTGCCAATTAATGCTATTGCATTAGGTGCATCCCATATTCCCATTTTCCCTAATATTCTGCGCCCGACATTTAGCCGGGCTATATCTGAAGCACCTTCCATATCTCCGAGAGAAAAGAAGCTGCAGTCGTTTAAAATGTCCCCAAGTACCCATCTACCTTCAGGTGAGTCAAATACTTTCCTGTAGGTCTCGTTTATGTCCCTCTTATCCAACATTTGCCCCCATCTGCTGTAAGAGCTGAGGATCTGCCCCACTCATGTCCTTAACGGCACTTGCCTGTTTTTTAAGGTTCTCTGACTGTATCTCTTCTTGCTGTTGTTGCGCTCTCTGTTGAGCTATTTGCGCCATTTGACGCTTAGTTCTTATCGCTTTGTGTGGGAAGGTAGACTTACTAAGCATGTCTCTTGCATATTCTTTCAGGTCTGCAACATCAAGTACTGATTGATCGAACTGAGACATCTGAAAAAGCTTCTGAACCTCTGCATAACTCATCTGGTTATCGTAATACCGGTCCCTGAGGGCAGACATGAGGTTGGTATAGTTTATCTTTACTGCTGTAGTTTGAAGTATCCTGGATACTTCTTCTGGAGGAGTAGGCACCCATCCCAGTTTTTTGGCATGGTAAAATGTTAAATCAAACAGCTGATCGAAGAACTCACTCTCTATTCGTGCTGTTGTCGGCTCCATTACTGCAGCCTTCTCTGACTGCATTGCATTGACTTCGTATGCCGTTTTTTTCGAATCCATCGAGTTATTGAGCATGAGAAACATATCGACCATGAAGTGATCTTTTATCTTGGCTTCAATAGCTGCTTGAACGTCTTTCCCAACCGGGTAAGATCCTCCGGAGTTAATTGGTGTGATTATTCTTGATGGATCAGCATAGGGATTCATACCGCCCGGGTTTAGATCAAACAGATCCATTTTTTCCTGTGGTACGTTTTTGGCAGGATTAAGGAAGTATTGAGAAGCATCAAGAAGGTCTTTACTTAATAAGTTTGATCTTAATACATCAGTCAGTGCATCATGAGCAGGACCTCTTCCGTAGGTTCCACCATGTTCAGTTGACCATCTCCAAACTATATAGGGGAATATATCAAACCCGGACTCTTCAAGGGTTATTTTTTCATCTTCCAGCACCCAAATAGAAGCAAATTTCTTATTCTTTTTATCCAATTTCGTCACATCACGATCAGTGCGGGGAAACGTTTGGTGAATTACTTTTTTCTCTTTGTAGGGAGCTGTTTTTGCATCCTGTCGTATTCTTTCAGGTGCGTCTTTCCATCGATTTGCAATCTCTCGATTGGTCATTTGTATTTGCCGGGATACCGTGTCTATCTCGTAGGAGTCATTACTTGCAATCCAGACTTCTTTGGGGTGACAGACATGAAACAGCAGCTTTTCATTTCTTACCGGTTCAATATAGCCTACCATCGTTGCGATGGTTGCTCCGGTTCTGAATGCTTCATTTACAAAATCATAGAAATTTGATTTATCGAATATCCAGTTAAACAGTTGGTCGATGCTTTGTAGATATTCTCTTGGTTCTTGACGTTGCTGCCTGTAGGTTTCCAGCTCTGTCTTGAAGAACTTTCCTCTTCGAGCCATGTATCCCTGGAGACCATTAGCCAACACCCTTACCGCACTGATTGCAGTACCATCAAAGATATCTGAAGATGCTTTTGCCTTATTATCTTTTAACGCATTCCAGAAATCTTTCCCGGGAGCCATGAACTTCGCTATATCTTTCCACTCAGCAAGGTATGGATTGCGGAATTCTTCGAGCCGTTTATGTTTCTGTATGATCTGTTTTGCTAATTCATCACTCTGCATAGTCCCATGCTATATGGGATTTCTGCAAATTCTTCCTAAGTGGTGGATTTACACACACACCTACATAATTTAGTTATATAGCCTATCATATGGATTGTAATCACCCGGCTGTCTTCGATTCTTTATTACATTTATTGAGTGTCCGTGCGTTTTAAGCACCCACCAGCAATTGAGCATTAATGCAAAGAGAACATCATCATGATCCTGTTCACGTAAAGCTTCATAGGTTGCATTGTTACTCTTTGTTTTCTTCTCTTTGAAGTTTTGTACCTCATGGATCAGCTGCTTAACCACATCCTGCTTTAATCCCCGGGAAAACTTTAATAATCCTCTTGATATTACGATCTGAGTAAAGGTAATAAGCTCTTCTTTTGGTACCGTGTACCCATAGTCCTTTTTACCTACCTGATTTCCAGAGGTACAGTAAATACCTATGGGAGACATCTTTTCATCTCTCATGAAGTCTACTACTCCCATCCCTACACCGGTGATATCAACCACATGATCAACTCTATTGACTATCTGGGGATCTGCCAGACGTATCTTGGTCTCTTTTACCAGCTGGGCATAATTACACTGTTTTCTATCTATCCAACGGACATGGATTTCCGGGTATAGAACCTCTTCATATTTATCTCTTACCGTATGTACATCACGGATAATACGATCCCGATCTCTTCCTTTGATAATTACTTCTGTTAATACTTCAGATTGATAGTCATTAATCTTTCCAAAGTCCTGTGAGAATATAAAATCAGCCATTCCAGAAAGCCTCCTCATCAGTTGTTTCTATTCTATAATCTTCCATTGGTGCAAGGTTATCACCTTCAAAACATTGCATGAATGCATCTAAACTAAATACACTATCAAGTGATTCAAGAAACTCACATCCATACTCCTGCATGAAGAAGTGGTCTCCCATTTCCCCAAGTTCCTCTCTTAGCCAATCTGCTTTATGCCTGGGGGAAATGTATGATTTAATTCCCTTTTCAGCGTTTTTGGCTTTCCATTCATTAATATCTACTACTTTATATTCATGTGGTAACACCTCGGGGAGAACATCAACTGGTTTAACCAGTACCTTACTCCATAAATCACTATCTCTATGCCACACCTCAAAGAAAAACCCTACTTTTCCATGGGGAGTTGAGAGAAGTATCAATTCTGTTTTTCCACCAGTCATCATAGGTCTAACGGTAAGGTACAATTCTTTCTCAACGTGTGCTGCTTCATCAAATACAATAATATCCGGATCAGAATATCCACGGGCTGATTTAGGATTTGCCGTAAATGCTTTTATCCGTGATCCATTTAAAAACTTCTTCGTAACACTTGAATCCCGAACTAAAATAATCTCAGGATCACTCTTTAGAAACTGGCTTATCTTCTCCATTAATTCAACTGATTGGTTTTCAGTAGGAGCAAATAACATTATCAAGGAGCCGGGAAAATATTTGGCTCTATGGGCTACCTTGGCTGCTATGACTGTTGATTTACCGGCCTGTCTGACACAGTTAAGAATTAATCTACTTACTCCCGGACGTAAAACTTCTGTCTGCCAATCAAATGCTCCCCAACCAAGGGAAAGAAGGTAATGAGCTGGGTCAATACATGCTGCTAATTGATTAGTCAGAGAGTTTGCTGAGCTCAATAGCCATCTCCCTCCGAAGATCCGGGTACGGTTCTGTAACCCGTAAAATTATTTCAACCGCATTGTTCCAGGCTTCTGTACCTATAAATGCACTACTACCCTGATCAACTGATCTCCAGGCTTGTACTAAAGTATCCAACTGACTTGTGAGTACTTCAGCACTCTTTATCAGCAAGACCCTCGGGTCGGTATGGGTAGACTTCATACTGACAATCTTTTCACCATAAAAGTGATTATCAATAATGTCCTGCAGGCTGTCACGATGTTTTTTATAGAACGTTTTACCATTTTGTTGCAGTATCTCTTCTTCCCAGACAACCTGTATTTCATGCGCTCTTGGTCCCATATAGTAGTAGTCGGGATTAATAGGGTCTTGGAGATATAAATCACAGCTTTCTGACATCTTTTCCATCTTTCTGACAGTTTTTAGAATAATCTGGAAGAGTTCATCGGCATTGGTAATGTCACGCTCCTGCATTACTTTGGCTAACTTCTGTGGTAGTCTGGTCTCCTTATGCCTTACTAATGCATCCCTTGAGATACCAAATGCCTTACTTATGCTCACGATAGTGTCGCCTTGTGCAAGCCTAATCTCAATTTCGTCTTTTTTCGGATGAAGCTCTACTGCTGTTTTCCTTGGCATTAAATACCCACCTTAAATTGACTCGCAAAGCCGGGAAAATCAAACTTAAGGATCCATAATATAAATGGACTCAACTGATCTATTACAATTGACCCTGAGAATATATCAACAATCGGTATAACGTTCTGCAGCCTCATCAGGAATATAAGCATAATTGAAACAGCTACCCCTTCTAATGCCCCGATGACAAACCCAAGCATGCGATCAACAGATCTCATATTCCCGGCTTCAAAAATATGTTCAATTATCTTAACCAGGAACCTGGAGAACATATACCCGACAAATATTACAACTACAGCAATTATGATAGGTCCAAATATTCCCAGACGATATTTAGCTATTGGTTCTGCTAATAAACCGGTGAGCCTGCCGGTAAACATTGCAGCAAGGATTAACCCAATAATCATTCCTGCCTTAACTCTAATTTCCTTCAGAAGTCCATTAAAGAATCCAAAGAATGCAAACAGGACTATAATTATTAAACAGATCCAATCAAATATTATCATGTCTTCTCCTTTTTTTATGGGGGTGTTAACCCGATAAATGGAACACCGTATAGTATCTCAGTGTCTATTGGGTCGATTTCTGGAACTGGAAAAACATAGGGATTCATCACCGAATCAGCTGCAGCATTCAGAGGTGGCATGTCTT